TGGGAATCAGCTAAAAGAATTAAGATTCCTCAATGGTGGGATACCAAAGAAGGAATGGTAGAAAAAGGGAGCGAGTTTGGTTTAAAAGTAAAAGATTTTGGTCAGTTCCATCAGTTTTATACGGCGGTTAAAAAGGAAGCCAAAGCTAAAGGAGAAGTTATAGCGTGAAAGTTAATCTCCGCCAAGCTGCGAGGTCTCAACCTTGCCAAGTAATGCTACCGGGGATATGCCAAACAGGCGGAGAAAATAGCACTACCATACTAGCTCATTTGCCGAACATGTCTACCGGTTCCAAGTCTCCAAATCTCGTAGCATCCTGGGCATGCGCTGCCTGTCATGACGTACTAGACGGGAGAATAAATCATAATTTTGATAAAGACTTTTTAGAACACCGATTTCTAAAGGGGATGGAAAGAACTATTCGTAAATTATATGCGCAAGGAACATTAAATCTTTAAAACAACAAAGGAAAAAACTATGCAAAAGTGGATAGAACTAGCAAAAGAAAATAAAAAACTGGTGACAATAATTGGAGTTGTAATTTTGCTTGTATTGGCAAACATATTTGACCTCTAAAAAATGAAGATGATTGTTGAAAGGCAAAATGTTGAACGTGCCCTACAAATGACGGAGCAAATGTTCATTAGCCATTTCTCATCATCAAACAAAGATAAAGCAGTCTTAGAGATAAAAGAGGACAACCTTTCCCGGTCACAACGGCAGAATCGCTTGTACTGGCTTTGGCTCAAAGTATTTTGCCAGGACACCGGGAACTCAAAAGATGCAATGCATGAATACTTTGCCAAGAATTTCATTGGTGGCGACTTTAAAGAAATTGATCTATTGGGAGAAAAAGTAACAGTCCAGGTCGTTAAAAGTACAACCCAGTTAACCACGTCCGAGTTTAAAGACTACCTCGAACAAGTCCAAGCTTTTATGAACGACCAGGGAATCAAATTACCAATGCCTGAAGATTTATATTGGCAGTCAATGGGAGTAAAAAATGAATATACCAACAGAAAAATTAATGACAATTAAACGAATAGCTGACAAAGGAATCGAGATAGCTATTGATGAGCTGTCAATGATTCAATTTCAACAAATAGCGCATGAAATTAAAGAAGTATTAGGAGAAGAAGTACATGGCAAAAAAGAAGAGAAAACAACTTAGCACTATAAAGAACACCAACATAGAGGAGAGATATGTCGCAGCTCTTTTATTATTAGCGGCGCACAAAGGAGTATGTGAATCTTGTGGTGCTCAAACTGAAGAGATATTAGTCCCGGAAGCTCATGAAATGGTTGATGAATTACTCGAAGAAATTGATTTAGATGTAACCCTGACGAAGGATTTTCTAGCAGATTATGAAAGGAGTATGCATTGATATTCCCAAAATACACCGCACCTATTTGGTTCTTTTGTGACAAGCAGCTGCCAAAGCAACCATTACTTCGATGTTGGAAGAAAGTAGCTACGACAGGAAAAACAAAAAGAGGTAACGGATATAGAGTTGGAGAGACTCATCATTTGTCGAAGCTCACAGACCACGAAGTTGAGCTAATTAGATTATTAAGAGAGGCTGGTATGCAGACTATTGAAATTGCTAAAAAGTTTGAATGTTCCAGGCAAAACATCTCCGCGATTGTTAATTATCGCTCTCGTATTGGCATAGGCCTTGGAGTTAATAAAGTATTTGAATAAATTTATTTGGTGTCCTGATTTAGAAGAAAAAGTTGTTCAATTAAAACAGGAAGGAAAAACTTATAAGCAGATAGCAAATGATATTGGGTCAACCTTATCGTCTGTTAAACATAAGATTAGAAGGCTGCAACAAAATGACAACCTCGATAAGTACAAACATACCAAAGAAAAAATAGAACAGCTTGATAGGTATTTAAAAGAAACAGATATATATATTTTAGAGACACACTGTGGGTTTGGTTCACTTAGTGAATATTACAATTTATTTGGCGAGGTTCTTTCGATTGATATAGATGCTAATCGTGTCAACATTTTAAATGGCTTAGGTTTAGAAGGAGTGGCAGCGAAAAAAGCAGATAGCGAAAAAGAAATATATTCATTGGTCTTTAATAACTGTAAATTTGATGTGGTTGATATTGACCCATACGGTTTTCCTAGTCGTTATTTTCCCCATTGTTTTCATTTGATTGATGATGGTTTTTTATTTCTTACCTTTCCAGTTTTAGGTGTGGCTCAAATTAACAAGATAACCATTCAACACTATAAATCTTTTTGGGATGTAACACTGGATGAGCCTGAGAAATATATTGACAGAATAAAAGAAAAATTATTTGATTATGCTTTTATGGCTAAGAAGGCTATAGAGGTACTAGAAGTCTTGAGGATAGACAGAATATATAGGTTTGTTATTAAAGTTAGAAAAGAGTCTTTGTTAAAAATTGTTGGGTTAGAAGTAAATAGATAAATTTGAGGAATAGTCATGGAAAAGTTAAGAACAAATATTAAAGCTAAATGGGTATCAAAAGCAGGAATAGGCATTGAGGATGTATTCAAAAGGTCTCCTGCTGCAAAAGAAACAATTCGAGCAGGGCTACCCGTTGCAACATGGCGCAATCTTAATAAACAATATTTACATAATATTGAACATTATAAAGGCAAAAGAACTAAATTCTGGCCAGGAGCTGCGATGGGATTTTGTATAGGATATTGCTTTTACCTTGGTCATATGTACCAGATATTTCACTAACTCAACTCTAAGCCAATTAAGCCGCGACAATTAAGTTGCATTTCATTTGGTATAGTCCAATAACAAAAAAGTATTAATGGCAAAAAATAAACCAGGGCGTCCAACTAAATATAAACCTGAAATGTGTGAGACTGTCATAGAGCTTATGAGAGAAGGCGCGAGCCAGGATGAAGTGATTGGTCACCTGGATATTTCAAGAGATACATTCTATAGATGGAAGGAAGAAAACAAAGATGAAATGTGCGAGACTGTCATAGAGCTTATGAGAGAAGGCGCGAGCCAGGATGAAGTGATTGGTCACCTGGATATTTCAAGAGATACATTCTATAGATGGAAGGAAGAAAACAAAGAATTTTCGGACTCCATAAAAAGAGGTATTAGATTATCACAGGCCTGGTGGGAAAGAGAAGGGAGAATTAGTCTTCGCGATAGGGAGTTTAATTACACCGGATGGTATATGAATATGAAGAACAGATTCAAATGGGCGGACAAACAGGAAGTGAAGAACGAAGGTATCACTACTGTCATTGTCAAGTCAAAGATACCACACTACCCCGGAGAGCAAGACGAGGACGGTTACGGTGAAAGTTGAGATGGATTTGGTGTATGACCCGCACAAATACCAACAAGAGGTACATGAGAAACTTAAACGATTCTCGGTATTGGTTTGTCACAGAAGATGGGGCAAGACCTATTTAGCTATTGCTACCCTAATCGATGCTGCCATATCAACTGACAGAGAGAACCTCAGATTTGGCTATATAGCTCCTTTTCAAAAGCAAGCCAAGCAAGTAGCCTGGGATTACCTTAAACAGTTCGCATTACCTATTCATGGGACTGTAGCAAACGAATCAGAGACATCAATTACTTTTCTTAATGGAGCCAGGATAAGACTCTACGGAAGTGACAATGGTACCGCTATGAGAGGACTTTTTTTTGATGGAGTTGTTTGTGACGAAATAGCTGACTTTAGACCGGAGACCTGGCCAGAGATTATTCGTCCAGCATTAACAGACTCGTATCACAAAGGATGGTGCCTATTCATTGGTACCCCAAAAGGACTGAACCAATTCTATGAGCTATACCAGTATGCTCAAAAAGACCCAGATTGGTACGCTGGAATGTATCGAGTAGACGAGACTGATATTCTAGATAAAGAAGAAGTAAAGATGGCTCGCAACACAATGGCAGATTCTCAGTACCGCCGCGAATTCTTATGTGACTTCTCAGCTTCGATGGATAACGCATTAATCACAATCGATAAGGTAACTGATGCAAGCTCCATTAAAAGAACTGAGGGCGAGATTATGGGTAGTGCCAGAGTGTTAGGAGTTGATGTAGCGCGCTTTGGTGATGATAGAAGTGTAATTCAAAAGCGCCAGGGACTGGCAGCTCTGGAACCAAAGATATTTGACGATATTGACAATATGACATTAGCTGGCATGGTCGCTCAAGAGATAGATAGTTACAAGCCTGATGCAGTATTCATTGATGCTGGTCGAGGTGAGGGAGTAATAGATCGTTTACGTCAGCTTGGCTATTTCATAACAGAAGTTAACTTTGGAGGTAAAGCACTCAATCCAATGTACAACAACAAAAGAACCGAGATGTGGGATAGCGTCAAGGTTTGGCTCGATGATGGTGGATGCTTACCTAACCATACTGACTTAAAAACAGACCTATGTGTTCCAACCTATAAGTTTGACAGCTCAAACAGAATGCAGCTTGAGTCAAAGGATGAAATTAAGAAAAGAGGTGGAAGGTCACCAGATTTAGGAGATGCCCTGGCTTTGACCTTTGCATATCCGGTAGCAGCGAAGAAGATTGGAAACTTCGGCTATAAAGAAGAGGCCGTATTGGCTGACTATGACCCATTTAACTAGGAGATAAATATTATGTGTTTTGGTAGAAG